ATGACAAGATGTGTATCTACCTTAACTTAATGATTTTGATAAAAATCATTAGGGGATTCATCAGTGTTTAGCATGCTCGCGATACGGTATTCAGGCGGAGTACCTTCATCATCGTCTTTTTGCTGATCGCGCATTTCCTGCACCAGGCGAATACACGTATCCCTGGCGTTCTCCAGCATAAGGAGATGAGAAAGAGACTTTTCAAGAAGAGTGGTTTCCAGAACATCGGCCCCGGACCGACGCAACATAGCGCGCGCGGCCTTCCGCGCTTCAACGTTATCTATCAGGTAATCGCCAGCTTCGAATTCAAAGCGTTCACCATCATCATCCAGGGTGTCGCGTTCCAGGCGATCACGTAAGGTCCGGTGGGCGCGGGTGATCACGTCATGATCATCTGAACGATCATTTATGCGCTTATTTTGGCGCTTCGCATTCTCGACTGCGGCACTGACAACGGCATTAACTCTCTGTTTTTCCGCTATTTCAGCCGCAATATGATCACCTGCATGTTGATCATTAGAGTGATCAATGATCATGCTTTTTAGTGGCTTCCTGACTGGCTTATTTGGCTTGCGGCTGTCCGCAGTCCTAGTGTCTTCTTTGAAGGCACGGAGATAACGACGTGCGGTATTAGGGTTAAGATTAAACTCGGCGGCATACTGTGCGATGGTGTAACCACCATCTCGCGCCAGGCGAGCAAAATTCTTCTTGTGATCGTCCCAGGTCACTTATGCTTCCTTTCGTAAAAACTCTTTTTGACGCGAGGGTAACGAAAGTCACATGTCAAAAGGCCCGGAACGGGCAAGCAATCAATCAGATACGTGCGGATGTGGCATTACCGTAATGACGGTGCTGACGGGCCACCTTATTGAAAAGTTGACGCGCCATTACCCAAGGCTGGTGCTCCCGGCGTTCCTTTTCGTCCTGCGTCATATAGAGTTCGTTCTGGAGTTTTTCATCAAACCGGCGCGGCGCGCGGCTGCGGCGAAAGAATTCAGGATTCAAAGAGTGGATCTGAAATCTACGTGGGCGTGTACTGTCATCAATCAAAACAGACGAATACTTAGACACAGCGATAGCCTTTAAGCGCAGATAAACGTCGCGCTTATCGACATCCAGATGCGGGTATTCCTTTTCAAGGATTGCTGCGAGTTCTTTCGCTGATAGAAGAGACTTAGTGCGGATCATGTAATCCGCAATCTCATACGATGTTATTCGTGAGTGATTTATTTCCATGAAGTGGCGTCCCTGCCAGTTAAGTAACATCCTGTCACCTACTGATTAGCCCATGTCAACTAATCAACGTGGAATATAATACCCTCTATTAAAGAAATAGCAATACATTAGAGCAATTTTATCTAACGCTCGACGAGTGACTTGTGATAGCGCCGACTCCAAGCGCGTAATCAAAGAACAATCGTTGATGCATCGCCAGCCTACCGTGCGTCTTCTCCCAATTATCGCGGTCACGCTCAATATCACGCTGGCATGACTGGCACAGAGGAATTGCGTAAATGTCATGCGCGCATAATCGACTATGACGAACGATATAAGGCGTAATGTGAGCGCCAGCTCCCGCCGCTCCACACCCACAGCATGGACGGGAAGCAACAAAGTCCATGTACTCAGGTAATTTTAGCGATTGCAGTTTTGGTATTTTGAAATGCGCCATGCCAGGGTCGGAGTCAACATCCACAGAGCATACTTTTGCACGCATCGGCGCGGCGCGTTCTTCCATCATCTGAACATATGCTGTAGCGCGATCGTCATACGGGCGAATATCCGCCTCTTTCAGAGGTCCGCTATCCTGCGTTGCGGCTTTCATCTTATTTATTGATATACGGCAAACTTCTTCCGGCATCAGGTGCATCATGTTGCGCATGAAAGCCCACCAGCACAGTTCCTGAATACTTAAATCATGGCCATCTGAAAGCCCCATTTCCTGACGGGCGACATCCAGTATCCAGTTAACGCGATTATTATGCAGCGTTTCTTTCAGCTCATTAAAACCACGCATCCGGTAATGGTTATCGTGATGCCAGCACAACAACACCGCGCTATTGTCTCGTTCTGCGTGGACAATATGGTTGTCACACCAGCTACGATCTGCGGCCTGGCATTGCCCCTCTTTCCTGCGCAACCACGCCACCAGCGAGTCAATTCCACCAATACGGCGAAACAGTTCATCGCTGTTAAAAAACGGCTGCAACGCCTCATTTGTTGCCATAGTTTGCTCGGAAACAACGAGGCCGTCGTCCATGTGCTCGATTAACTCACGCGGCACCGGCTCCATAATAAATTTACGGCCAGCCTCCACCAGCTTTCTGACTTCCTGATCCACTTTGAATGTGGCGACGCCAAGCTCTTTTTGTACAAAGGGAGTAATTACGGCTTTCACATCACACCTTTCATCACTGATTGGGCTTTATCTGCTGCCCGGCATTCTCTGTTTAAGCACAACCATTTCCTGACGGCATAACACAGCAATAGCGGTCCTGGCACCAATTTGCTTACCAACCAGGTATTGCTTTACCTCGCGGCGACTCACGCCATCAAGAAGCATCTTTAACGCTTCACGGGACAATTTGTTGTATTTACATGCCATTAATCTACTCCGCGGAACCATACAATCTACGTAACGTGTCGGCGACAGAAGATACAGATATCTCTCCGGTCGCAGCCCCTACGGTAAGGTCTGCCAGTTCAGGTGAATCAAATACCTGCACCCCGTTACGGCGTAGAAATAACAGCGCACTGTTTAGCGCGGTACGCTTATTGGCATCATTGAATATATGCCCTCTCGCTGTAGCCACCAGGTAGGTGGCGGAGACTTCGAAAAGGTCGGTGATCTCTTCGTAGGCAACTCTGGCCTGAACTCTCCCGATAATGGCCTCTGCCCTACCCGGATCTGACATTCCCGGCAGGCCGCCGTAGCGGTTTATATTCGCATCATGAAGCGCAATAAGTTCTTCCGGTGATATATGCCTCATTATCGGTTAACCAGTTCCTTGTTGGTGGAGTCCAGGGTGTCAAACAGGGATGCAAATTCAGCATCCAGCGCCGCTTTTTTGTAGGCTTCGAAAGTAGCCTTGCTGACAATTACTGCTGGCTCACGGCCTCTGCGGGTGATTTCAACCTCTTCCCCGGCTTCAACATTGTTGAGCACTTCAGAAAGGTTGCCACGCGCGGTACGGAAGTTAATGGATTGCATAAACACCTCGTGTACTCGTTATGTGTACACAATTATAAACTTCACAAGCATAAAGCACCAGCACTTTGCAGCTTAAATCACCGGACAATCGTCAAACTCCCCACTTCGGGCATCATTGATGAAATGATGTGGTCACACCAAACTTTAATCTTCAAGGTCTGCTTCTGATACCACTGTATAACCCAGAAATATTTTAATCTCATCCCACAATCCCATGATCTTGCCTTCATACTCTGATGGTTCTCTTACAATTACTGAATCTGGGGGAGAGTGAGCCTCTAATTCGGTTATGATCTCATGGCAAAGATTATGTTTGTAATATTGTTTTAGTTGCTCTCGAATAGGTTTTGGCGCACTTTCAATAGTTTCTTTTGCGGCATTTAGTGAAAGAATTATATTACTTGCGTCATTAACATCCCAGTCTGATCCAGCTTTTCCTGTTGCTATTTTATTTGCCCTATCAGCAAAGTTTATCAATGCTTCACTATAAAATTTTTCCTTATCGAATAATCCAAGCTTTTTACTTGTGCGCAAACTAATAAAAGCAGCTATTGCTGACCCAAATGCCGCAATAGCTGATGCCCAATCGGGATTGATATGAAGAAACATGCTATCTCTACCTAATGCCAGATCTTTAACCTAGAAATATTGTATCAGTAGTTATGGCTTTGCCACCAGTAATGCGATTTTTTCCTAGTTGTCATTGCCCCCTACCAACGACAATAAAGCCCTGGCCATCTTATGAACCAACAGTGCATCAATAATGCCAAGCGTATGCCCCGGCTTAATGTTTAATGCTGCCTCAAGATGCCCCCTTTCCAGACCGCTTTTCTCGGCTTGTTTATGATGATATGGCGTAATAACGTCGCCCAAAACACGGCTAATTCTTTCTCGTAATTGCTGGGTGCCAGCACACTTGATCGCTGTATCGTGGAGACGGTTAACCAGTTCGCGATAAACATGCGGCTTAATGCGGATACGTTCACCGGTGACGCCCTTTCCTGGCGCTGGCACCGAACTATCCGGAATATCCGGATAGTTGCCAGCCTCGTAAGCTACCCGCAGCCAGTGCATGAATGTTTCAGTGGACACACAACCACAGTCCACATCGATTTTTCCGCGTTGCTGTTCCAGCCACTGCTCAAAATTCAATCTACACGTATTACTTTCATGTTGCTCTTTTTGTCTCAAGGCCAGCACCTGTTGGGCCAGTTCCAGAACGATACCGGGTGACGCTAACCTCTCAAATTCCAATAAATAGTTTGCGTCAGGATGACAAGTAGCCTCGCCTGCAAAAAATACCAATTGCTGTAAGTATGCTGTCGTTAGAGTAGTCATTTCTTTTTGCGCCATTTCTTTTCACATTCCTTAGTCCATTTTTCAATGTTCATTTTGGCAATATCAGTCATTCCATCACCTAAGAAATACTTTTTCCGGTATGTCTTGCACTTAAACCACACTACAACAGCCACCAGCCAGAAAATAAAAGGCCATACAGCAATACCAACGACAGCCGCGATAAAGCCCAATAGCCATAAATGAAGCTCTCCAACTTCTGTTTCCGGCAATATTCTTAAAGAATTAAACAGCAGGCTGAACGAATGGTCGTATGCATTGGCAGTATAAGACATGCAATCCATATAATTAAAGTCATAGCCTGCGGCTGCCGCCCATAATGGGCGGTCAAGAAAATGTTTTAGTGTCATCATATAAATTTAAGGTTCAGACCAGTTATCTTCAATAGCAATGCTTAATCTTTGTAGCCATTCTGCTAATTTCAGCATTGCTTCTCTTTCGCTTAAACCACGAGGAAAATCATCAAGCGAAATTGTTGGCTTGAATCCACCGTAATTATCCATTTCAACTGTCAGATTTTGTTCCAGCAAGGTATTTCTTACGCGGCTATTGTGCCGGAGCAAATATACTGAGCGTGATTTATTGGTTTTGTGGTCTAGCTTATATTCGGTAAGTATCATCTGGCTTTTGCCATGACTATTACCTCTCCACATACTTACCTCACTTAATAAAACAACTCCATGCGTAGTTGATGATTTTTTCCCACGCAATATAAATCTGCACTCCGGCAGTAAAACCAAAGCCAACAATTGCTGAAAAAATCAAAACATTTACTTTTGACATTATAAATTTTCTCTCGGTGTCGTAGGTGATAGCACCATAATTGATAATTTAGTGAGTTAGCAGTTCCATTTTTTTGATGATTTCCGCATGAGCATCATCGTTATCAACACTTAGCTCTGAGAGATCCCCTCATAATTTCCCCAAAACGTAACCATGTGTGAATAGATTTTGAGTAAGCAGGGTT